TTGTGGCAGCATTTTCAGGCAAAGGATGAGCGTATAGCGGAGTTGGAGGAAGAAAAGCTATCCGTTGAAGTGAACCTGATGGCTCGACACAGCAAGGTTGAGACTAATGAGTATGAATCCCTCAAGGCAGAACGGGATGTGCTACAAGAGAGACTTCTTAATGCTCTAGACGTTTTAAGAGTCAATGGTCTGGGTGCCTATGTAGATAGAATACGACAAGGCAATCCCCAAAGCGAAGAAAGATGATGAGTCTCATAAGAGCAGAGGATAGGTTTCTCCCTGTGGACGCCGAATGGATCGTCACGGTTCACATTGACCCTACATGGAGATTTTTGTGGGCTGTAGTCAAGGCCAAATGGCGGGGATCGGTTATCAAGTACACGCATAAGTTTGATGGCAACCCTTTTGTCTCAGCGGAGAAAGATGATGGAGTTTAAGCCCTGTCCGATATGCGGAAAAGCCGCCAGACAGTATTCCATATTTGGTATGACTCACGGGGTTGAGTGGGGAGTGGGTGGTATGAGAGAGATTAAGTACAGGGCTTGGGTGGGGCATTATTTCGAGTATTGGGATGGCAACGACCACGATGACCATTTGGCCTATACAGTATTCGCCGCCCATCAGGAGGGTAGAGCAGACCCAGAGCAATACACTGGCCTCAAGGACAAGAACGGGGTTGAGATTTATGAGGGGGATATTGTTCACGTACATGACCGCGTTTTTGTGGTGTCTTTTTCAGAAGAAGATGGCGCGTATCTCGCAATGAGCAAGAGAGGGGCGGGATCGCATCTTGCTGATCTGTGGCTATACCGAGGGAATGGCGAGGTAATCGGCAACATCCACGAAAACCCTGAGTTGCTGGAGTGATGTGGACCCTATTCCTGATTAGCTGGACGATCCTAGAGGCTGCCGTCTACAGCACAGGGGCTGAGTGCATGGAGGATGCCAACCATGTCAATGCCCAGGTTTACGAGCATGAGGTTACAGCCATATGCGTCAAGAAGAGTGAAATTAGGCTGGACTTGAGTGCGGATGAGGTGGTAAAATATTCACCTTCTACTGAAAAGCGGTAATCAGATGAAGTATTCGATCGATGAAATCTTTACTTACGAGATCCTTGAGGTTGCTCTAAAGAACTTCTGTATTACTCACTACGAGATTGCAGAGGAGCAGGAAGTCCGGGACGCTCTTAAAACTATATTGGAGTACATGGCTTGCCCAGGAGAAGACTATGACGGACTCTTTGATTGAGAAGTTCTACAGGCGACTGGAGATGCGTAGAAACCACTTAAACGACGCAAACTCCCTCAACACCACAGAGAAGCTCGTGTGGGGCGAAGCGATGGAGTGGTGCTATGACACTCTGGTGGCGCTAGAAGCCGCTGAGGAGGCTCAAGAGATCGAGGTGCCTGAAATGCCTGACGGACTAGGATGCGATACTTGTGATGATTAGCCCAGACCACGACTACGTTGTAATACCTGGGTCAGTTGTTTTAAGGCATGGGTCAAAAGGCCCGCTGCCCGAAAGGTCCGGATATATCGCAAACCACCCCGATCACGGACTGCCCAAGGCCAAAGCGCCAGATCACGACTACTACGTCAGGATCATATCCGGCAAACCAGTCGCCCTGGAAAGGCACGACAAGAAGGGGCGGGTTAAGGTTATGTTCGGGGGTATAATGACCACCGGGAAGTTGGTTTGGATAGACAATCGTCCGGACGGCGAAAGGTTGGGGGAGGCAATCGCCTACTTCAAGGCAGAAAGCAAAAGGACGATCGAAACCCTAACCGACACCGCCAAGTCAGATATAAAACACGCAAGAAAAAAGGGTGCATCCATCCCTTTGATTATGTCTGCCTACAACGTCACAAAAGGTACGGTAAAAGACGTTTTGAGGGGGAAGTAATACTACCCTACTACACCTTGGTCATCGGCCCTCTGGAGGCCGCATAAACACTGGGCTCAATATGGCTATTTTGGGTTATTCTAGGTGCCCGCAGACCTCTTCAGGTCTTCGTAGAGTTTGGGGGCTTCGGCTTTAATCCTTTCCAACCTTCCATCCCTCTCCAAGATTCGATAGACCCTGCCCTTTGCCGCCCTGGGGAGGTTGCTGATCCTCTCCCTGTCCCGTTCTGAGAGTTCTGTACCCATTGGCTCAACAAGCTGAGAGATTGCGGCGGCCTGCCCACCAGAGGTTCTTGCTGCCGCACCGCCCCTTTCCACGACCCCGGAGGCTGTTTCACCAAAGCCTCTCATTGCCGCCTGGCCCGCGGTCTGTCCGGCTAGTATTCTTTGTGTAAGCTCTCTCGACAACAACCACGCACCACCACCACCTGTGGCTAGGGTTGCTCCCATCTTCTCTATAGGCGTTGGAGCGGCGAGCACTTGGCCAATCAAAGCTGTGTTAAACAGGCGCTCGAATACAGACGCCTTAAAGTTGTCCGGCATCATATCCTTTAGCTCCTCTAGCTCCCTTCTGGCGGCCTCCACCTTTCCGTCAAGGTCAATCATCTGCTCATCGAATTTGCGTTGAGCCTCGATTATTTCGTTCTTGGCGTTTAGCTTTTCTGCGCTGTTGGCCTTGGCTGCAGCTTGCTTCTTCTTGAGTCGGGAGATCTCCTTGTTTTTCTCTGAGGCGATCTTGCCTTTCATTTTTAGCATCTGGCCTAATGACTGACGTCTAGCCTCAACCGCGTTTTTTAGCGTTACCTTTGCCTCGTCGTCTGCCAGATCTAAGATCGATTGCTTGGCAGCCTGCGCGGCTTTGTTGATGCTTTCAGCCTCTCGTTGAAGCCTTCCTGCGCCCCGAGCAGCAAATCTTGAGCTGTAACCTTTGACAGCGCCCAGCCAGTCCTTTGTTGTAAAGTTTCCGTAACCAGCGGTCACCCCAGAAACACTGGCAACAGCATCATCAAACAGCCTTCTAACCCCCCAAGCAGCCCTGTCTGCGGCAAGCTCTGCTATCTCGTCTTCGTTTAGCCCAGATTCAAGCAGATCGTGGAAGTAATCCTGAACTTCTGAAGCGAACCTCTTGGCAGATGGGGCGCTATCGCTTAAAGCGCTGATTGTCCTGCCTATGTCGCTGCCTATTTGTTGCAGCTCCTTACCAGTAAGTTCTCTTGACTCCTTTCCAAGGACTGTCTTCACATACCCAGTTACAGCAGCGACTATATTTCCTCGCTCACCACCGATCAGGGAGAGCTCAGGGAATCCCGCCCCGATCTCCTTGATCCTATTGCTGGCGGCGGCTGGTTCCAGGGTGTATATTTTGTCATTGCCAGCCTTGAAGCCGTGAGATTTCCACAGATCATCGAGGTATGCGTTGGCGTCATGCACATCCATTGTCCCGAGCATTCTCAGCTCTTCGTCGGTTGCTTTGGGCGGGGCACTCTCTCTAAGCGCCCTGCCTCTGAAGCCGGCCTCTGCGGAGTTTACAGCCTCGTCTGCCTCTTTGACGGCAACCACCTTCGCTGCCTGAGCGTCTGTCTTTGCCCGCTCGTACAGGGAAATAGCCTCCTCATGCCTCCACCGTTCTGCGTCCGATGCGTTGGCAGCTTCCTCCTTGGCCTTTGCAATCTTATCTTCAAGGCCCAAAATCTTTTGGTCCAACTTTTCGCCGCTCTTCGATCTGACGACCACCTTTGCGCGGCTTGCCTTCCTGTTCGCGTCCTCAAGAAGATCTTGCGCCGCCTTTCTCGCGGCTGCGGGGGTAACCATCTTGCCAACGATCCTTCTGGCTTGCTGCTCCATCATCGAGGCGCCGCCATACGCTTTTGATATGACATATTTGTAGGCCGGGGCCACCCCGTGCTCGGTAAACATAAGGGATACGAAGTCCGCACCCTTCCCGAGCTGCTGAGCGATTCTGCTTTTTGCTATTTCGTTATACCCGAGCTTAACCCCAGCGAAGGCGAACGGGACTGCGGCGGATATACCTGCGGTAAACGCAGAGTTCATGACCTTCTCTTCGTCCGTGGCACCTTCGTAACCAAATACCGCGCCCTCGGCGGCGGCTATACCGGCAGCGGGAACAGCAAGCGGCACAAACCCTCCGCCGGGAGTGGTAGCCGTGGCAAGTTTTTGTGCAGCCCTCCCAAGAACCTGAGCCCCAGTTCCTGCGGCCTGCTGCGCCCCGTACTGAGCGGCAAGTTTGGCTGCATCGCCCGATCGCAGGGCAAATTGACCGCCAAGGGCCATTGCTACCTCATCGGCAGATCTAGCCGCCTGTGCACCCTTTCTCAGCTTATAAGCGTTAGCCAATAGGCCGCCACTTAAAAGCGAGGCGGGGCTCAATATGCCTCCAGCAACATTGGCGACTCCTGCCGTCCCCCGGTTCTCCTCGGCGTAGATGGCAGACTCTGCTTCCATGCTAGAAAGGATTTCCTTCCTGATTTGATTAAAGTCCTTGCCTCTAGCGAGGTCTGGATTCAAAACCGATACAGCCATTGCTGTAATTGCTGAACCAAGCTCTTCAGACTTGTTAAACCACAGCCCATCGATAAATGCCCTGGCTGCCATCTCAAGATCCTCTGCATCCAACCCCTCTTCCGAAGTGGCTTTTTCAGCATTGGCCTGCATTACTTCCGCGACCCTTTGCTCTTGCGCTTTTTCCGGGCTCATGGCGGCAACGGCAACTGGAGAGCTAAACCCTATACCGGCGGCTGCAGCAGCGAGAGGATTATCCTCATCCATCTCCTTGCCCGTGATTAAACTTCTTGCCATTCTATAACTCCACCATATAGGACGGAACGAATCCGAGTGCGTCAACTGCGTAACCCTTGACCTTCTCTAAGCCTTTTGCGTACTCTTCTGGAGGAAGTCCGTTAAGCGCATCTGTGTAGCCCCTCAAAACCCTCATTGCGTTTCCATAGGCGGCTTTGGCAGCATCGTAGCCGACGAGAGTGGCCTCTGAGCCGGAACTGGACTGAGAGCTAAGGTGGCCCTCAGCCACCCTGGCCAGATCTTTTCTGGCGTGAAGTACCATCCTTTCCGCTTGAAGGTAAGCCAAAACCTCTTCCCTGCCAGCATTGTCTGGGGGTAGGCCGGACTTGACTAGATCGATGTCACGGTCAGACGCAACGCCTGGAGGGAGGCCTTGCACGAGCGCTTGGTTGCGCTCTCTAATGAAGGCTGTCTTTTGTTCCTCCGTAGCATCCCTAAGACCCGCAAAAGTCGTAACACGAGTCCTTAGCTCGCCAGCAAAACCACCCGTATAGCCTGCATTGCCTTGGAGCTCTGCAGAGAGGATGTCATTTCTTGCTATAGATAGGTCTGCTTCTGTGGCTTTACCGCTAATTTTCACCATCTCTTTTTCTGCAACCGACGATATACCCGCAGGCTTAACAGGTTTTGTGATGTCTCTGAGCTTGGAGATATCTACGCTTCCATCCTTTCCAATAGCCTCCCCCAAAGACTCCGCCGTGAACTTCCCGGCGAGTTTGGTAAGAGCGTCCAGGGCCTCTGCCTCATCGGCCTGCTCCGGGGCTTCCATTTTTCCCGTCTCTCTATCCAGATAATACTTTCCGCCGATATTCTGATATTTTCCGCCCTGGGAAATGATTTTTTGCAGGGCGCTCTCTAGCGCGCCAGCGTCTCCGGGATTAACCTCCGCCCTTTTAAGTATAGCCTTTGCAGCATCTCTAGCCACCTGTGTGAGGGACTTGTCTTCGGCAGCCGCCTTAGCCATCTGTATGACGCCCGTGGCCTTCCCTTCGATTTCCGCAGCCTCTTTGTCTAGCTGCCTTTGCCGATCAACCTGTCCCTGTTCGAACGAGACATCCTCCCGACCCTCAACAACACGCCTGCGCTCCAGCTTGGTAGCGGCCTCCTCTAGCTGAGCAGCTCGCTGCATGTCGCCGTCTCGCGCCGCCATTTCTGCCATCCTTCGCAGCTTTTGCGCCTGCCCCAAGTTCTCAAGGCTTGATGCGTCATCTGATCGCCTCTGCTGCTCCCTGCGTTGCTGAGGAAGTTGACCAACCGCGGTGCCGAGATCAAAAAGACTCTGCGTCATTGCTGGCTTGCCGAGGTTGCTCAGAAAGCCTTGTGAAAATGTAGGCATTGTCTACTCCTAAGTTTTAAACAGGCCGCCCAAGACGCCCTGAAGAATATTAGAACCTGCCCCGCCAAGCATGTTGCCTCGACCGAGATCTGCCTGCAGAAGAGCCTCAAGACCTGTCATATAGGTTTCACCGTAAGCCTGTGCTTGTTGCTCTTGTGCCATTCTTGCCCTTTCGGCCGCAGTCATTCCTGGTTGCAGTGCAGACAGAAGTTGCGCTTGAGGTACGTATCCTGCCGCCAACATACCAGATCCTAGCTGCGCCTGACGCTGCTGCTCTTGGCCGGCAAACTGCATGGCGCTCAGCATCGCTTGATTCTTGGCTTCTTCTTGGGCCTTGTAGAGCGCAAGTTGCTCGGGCGTACCCCCAAACATCGAGGTTCTGACCCCGCCGCGACCCTGGTTGAACAAGCGGTTCTCCAGCGCAAGACGTTGCCGCTCCTCTTCAGGAGACATGGCTGCCCGCATCCTGTTGTAGACCTCCTGCTCTCTTTGAGCGGTAGGCATAGCCGCCTGACCAAAGAACATGCTCGCCCTACCTAGTTGGTCTTGGTAGAGTTGCTGCTCTTCAGGAGACAGGGTGAGGTTGTACTGACCATCTCCGGTCATCCCAAACTGCCCGCCAGTGCCGCTGGTTACCGTATAAGGCTTAAATTCAAGATCTTGCTGCATACCCGTCGCAAGTGTCTTGGCCTCGTCGTAAGCCTTCTGGCCCGTTTCTCCTAAATCCTTATAGCCTTGAGCAAGTAGGGCTGCTCCAGTCCCGCCTGCAATCAGATCGTCAAGCCATCCCATTATAATACCCTACCTGTTAATGCTAACACGTTGATTTCCTGTATTGATAGTTCTGTTCCGTCGATGTCTGCCTCAATCCCGATAGCCAGGGTTGTGCCGCTACCGTTCGTATTGACGCTCTCCCTAATTACTAGATCGCCAGAAGAGAACTCATCGATGTTAAATTGCGCCACGTTGTACTCTGACGGCGCAGAGGCTGACGTGACGATCGCAAAAGAGTCGTAGTTGGAGCCAAAGTCGTAAGCCCATCTCAGGGTTACGGGCTGGGCGTTGCCGCCAATAACGGTCGGCTTGATCTTCTTGAGAAACTTCAGCACGGCAGTGTCGCCAAATGATAACTCCGGGCTGGTGTACTTGAATCGGTAGCTTGAGCCGTCGTCTTGGTAACTGGAGTATGTGCCGATACCGTGAGATCCTCCAATCAGAAGCCTCCCAGTTTCCCTGTCGCTGGAGTGGAAACACTTGTTGCCATACGCGGGCCATCTCGTTGCCCGATACGCGCCATCCTCAAGGGCTCCCCTGGTGTCGAAACAGTATGTCACCTGGTTACCCTTAAACGAGAGCAGGTAGAACTGCCTTGCTGGGTGGTAAACAGAGCTGTATCCAGTAGACTCATCCGCGATCAGCGCCACGATGTCTTTCGTGATGTTCTTCGAAAGGTTGTTGGTCGGCATTGACTTCTCTTGGATCGTCCTCCCAAGACTCGCCAACCCCGTATAGGATAGGTAGATCAAATCTGAGCCCGTACTTTGGACTGTATCTCTGTCCGCGCACCCCACCCCGGTAATGGCGTCGGAGAGCGTCATGGTGGACGGGTCTTCTGCGCCGCCGTAGACAAGGATGTTGCTCCTGCCAAAGATAATCAGGAAGTCGTTGTGCGCTGCCAGAGCAACGATCTCATCGTATCCGTTCGGCCACACATTTGTCACGTCCAGGGACCCCGAAGAACCGCCAGTCCATACGTGGCCCTGGAGCAGATCTGACCAGTAAACGGTCGTGGTATTATTGGTGATATCAGCAGTCCAAAGCCTTCCATAGGCCGCAAGCACCTCGTTTCCGTACATGGTGGAAGCCACACCAGCCGCACCAGCAACAGAGCTTAGCTTGGTCACCGCACCCAGCGTATTGGAGTATGCCAGAGGCTCCTGCCCCCTCTGGAAAAAGTAGATGTGGTCGTTAAAGTTGACCATCTTCCAGTTGTCCGCTGATATTGTGTAGCTTCCCGGCGTGGCGTCTGTTAGCGTAGTTTCCCCGCTGAGGATTTTGTTGTTGCCAACGGAGAAGGTGACCTCGTTACCGGAGCTGTCGCGAAACTCGTGGATAGCCGAAATAACATCGGACCCCAGTTCAGTCTTGGTCGTGGTGACGACCTCCAGCCCACGCCGAGCCGCCAGCCTGCCCCTTCTATCGATTACGGCATTATCTGCCACCTCTGCAAAAGAGGGGTCTTGGGCTAGAGCGGCATCGTCCGTGTTCAACCCCTTGAATGCCGGGGCAAGCAGGTTAATGCTTTTAAGTTGCTGAGCCATATAACCTCAAGGCGTATAGAAGATGGTGTCTTCGGGGTGGGTGGCCGCATCCAGCGCGATCGCATCCGAGAGATATTTGTTGGCAATCTCAAAGTATTCCACCGTAGACGTTCCGCCAGTTTCCCCGCGCTCTCTGGCGGCCAGCGCAATCGCAAGATGGAGGACGGGTTGATCAGGGATCTCAAGGGTGTCACCGTCCGCACTGAGCGCCGCATTCCTTACAACCGAGTCAAACCGAATGGCGTAAACTGCGTCGGGCTGGGGCCACAAGTCGATGGTTTGGTCGCCGTTGCCGTCTACTTCGGCGTAGGTGTAGTATTTCGGCGCACCGCTCACAACAGAGTCTATGTAGTACCGCTCATCAAACCAGCCGTTGGTTCGGTATTCCATTTCAGTGTTTTGCGTGTCGTTGATGACGTTCAGCTCTTTTCCCTGCCATCCCGTCCCGGTTAGGGAGTAGTTCTTTGTGCCGTTGACAGTGTTGAAAGAGATCGTTCCACGAAGCGCAGACCAATCCCAGGCGTTTTCAACGAGCACCTTGGCGTCATTGACAAAATCGCCAATCATAGTGCTGTAATCGTTCTGGCCGACCGTCGTGACCGTGCCCTCGCGAAGCCTACGCAGCACGCCATTAACGAGTTGTAAATAAGTCATCAAATCATTCCTTTAAACAGGCTGCGGTTGATTATGTCGTCCAACTGAGCCATAGGGTCTCTTGCCTCATACAGAACACTTCTCGGTGCCTGTAGCTGATAGCTGAGTCCGCCCATGTAACCACCCCGGTTAGCCGAGCCACCACCACCACCGCCGCCGGTTTCTTCCGTCGTAGTTTCTTCTGTGGTCGTTTCTGTGGTCGTTTCGCCTGTAGTGGTTTCGTCTGTAGTGGTTTCGTCTGTAGTGGTCTCGGTTTCATCGCCGCCAGGAACAGAGCTACCGTCACCTGAACCATCAGAGGTGAAAGGGGTGCCAGTAGAGCTGCCTCCTGAATTGCCTGCATCGTCGTCCGCAGAGCTGTCTCCGCCACCGCTATCGCCTCCAGTCTCGGTTTCTGT